TATTCCTATTTATATATATGAAACTGATAATGCTGATGCGGTTGAAAAATGCGTTAAATTATTTATGAAGCAATCTCAATATAGAAAATATAAAGAAGTTTATCAAGTTAATATTGATATTATCAAAGAATTTATTAATAAATGCGGAGATTTAACAAAAATAGATATAAATATTAAAAAAGGTGGTAATATTAATGATGATAATTCAAACTATTTTATAGCAGTTTATAAATAATTATTTTTCCTTCTCCTCATCTGTCTTGAAGCGAATTCCAACCCATCCTTTCGTTTGATGATATGAACCATAAATCTTTTCAAAATAAGACCTGAATTGTGTTCTATCAATCTTCTTATTTTTAGAATTATTATCATTCGCCAACCACATCTTAAATTCCGTGAATAATTCCATTATTTTCAAACCTTCTTTAACATCCTTATCAACCTTGATATTATCATTAATATATTGACCGATTAAATCATTATTCTCCTTATAATTATTCGTGGAATTAATAACTTCACGAGGTTCATTAATCTTCATAGGATTAATCTCCTTATGTCTATGAATTAACATAGATAAGAAGACTTCACTAAATCTCTCCAATTTATCACTCAATTCCAAATCCATAGGAAACTCATTCTTCCTATCTGGATGAGGATTTTCACAGAATTTAGATTTGAAATCTACCACACGAATTCTTCGCCAACATCCTCCGTCTTGTGCCGTAATCTCCGGCAGATGATTACACGCAAGTATCATCTTAAATTGTGGACGAAATTCAAAGGGTTCCTTATACAATCCTCTAACTAATATCCTATCATTTCCAGATAATTCCTTCATCAATCCTATATTCAATTTATCATCTTCACTAGGTTCTGATAATACCGCATATCGTCTTCCTTTCGTCCTCTCCAATTCACCCTGAGCCGCATTTGAAGATGCTCGTTTTTGAGTTAATAAGGCAATTGGAAGAGTGGAATAATAATCACCCACCGATTTTTGTATTAAATCCAATAATCTCGATTTTCCATTACTGCCTTCGCCTATGAATATATAAAACCTTTCTTGAATAATACTTCCATCAATAGCACACGCAAGAATATCAAGAACATAATTCCTTACCGCCTCATTTATAAATAATTTCGCAAAGAAATCCTTAATATCCCTAATTTCTTCACTCGTATCATCATAAGGCATATAATATTTACCTGTTCCAAATGATATGAAATCCTCTGGCATTCCTTCACGAAATAAATGAAGCTTCAAATCATAAACACCATTCTCAAATCCTAATAAATGAGGTTTACTATCCAATAATTCCTCAAATTTCTCATCTACAAATAGACACTTACATTCCTTCATAATACTCTCTTTATAACTCGTATTCTTCAATTGATAAGCGATTTTAATAGCACTCGCCGATTTCTTATTTAATAACTCCTTCTCCCCTTCATCATTCGATAATGCGACTTTTTGATTATAATAAGTGCCTCTATCAAGAAATTTCTTACAAATCTCTTCACTCAATTCCCTTTTAAGTTTCAAACCTTCTTTCGTCTTTATCCACCGATGTTTCTCCTTATCATATTTAAACCAGATATTTCCACTAATCGCCTTATATTCTCCTTTATAAATTCCTTGAACTACCTTTGCGACATCATAATGCGTTCCATTACTCGTAATCGCAATATCAATCAACGGAAGAACTTGATTATTAATAATTTCCATATATTTTTGTAAATTATCTTCTTTCGCCCACCATCGTAAAGTTCCCATTCCCAAATTCTCCTTCTTCATCTTATTCCATAATGATTGACATTCACCTTCCATATAACTCGTGCTAATTTTCGAAAATTCAATCCAAGTATTTAACAAACGAAAATCAATATTCCTTAAAGTCCATCCCAAATTAATCCAATCATCATATTTCTCCGCTCTCGTATGTGAAAGACATTCACAAACCAATTCCTTCGCCAATATATATTCATCATCATTCGTGAAATTTTGAATGACATTCATTATTTTATTAGATATGATATTACTATGTAATTTCTCTTTCTTTTGTTTATCCATCATAGGTAAGATATGACGAATATATTCATTCACATCATTCTCCTTTTCTTTTATAAAACTCGTTTCTTTTTGATTAAGCTTCCTCATAGAAAATAATCTAATAAAATCAATTTCATCTTTCGCATTAATTATATATTCATTTAAATAAGTCGTATCTTCTCCTTTATTGAATTTATATATCTTCGAAACTCGATAAGCATCCGTTTCAGGTTTCCTACTTCCATATAATAACCAACAATTCGCACTTATTATCGCCTTATCAACGATGTCTTCAAATAAAGAACATACATCAGGAATATTGAAAATTTCATTCCCCTTTTCCAAAATCTTCGTCCTTATAAAATGTTGAATATTATTATTCACGATGATATGAGGAAAGATGATATGAATTCCATCTTTAATCTTGCCACGAAATTCAGTCGGTTTAGGTTTTTCCATAATATAGGCGATATTCGCATCATCATCAACATCTAAATAGGTATTGATGATTTTGAAATAATTATCTATGATAGTTAAGATATGTTTTTCTTCATATTTCCTTCTAATCTTCGTTAAACCATCATTCGTAATATCAGGACTGAAACGAAAATCCAAATCTACACGAATAGCACTTGGGTCTAATGGTTTTTCGGTTAGATATAATTGAGTTCCATTAGTAATCGCCAATTCATATAAATTTAAGAAAGTATCATAACAATCAGCAGGAATATTTACGGAGACCTTTGGATTACCTATACTCGTGTTCGAGAAGGGTTTTCCTTTTTCACTTTTAAATTTCTCCAAAAAGGTTCGTAAATCCCCTATTGCTGTCATTATATTAATTTAAAATATTAATATATTAATCAATTTTTATTTTTAAATGTCATATTTATAGAAAATATATGGATTTAGAGTATTGTAGTCCTATCGCAATCAATCGTAAAAATAAAATCTGTTATACGAAAAATTCCTTAACTACCATCATAAAAGTCTGGAATGCGTTGCTTCCACTCGATAAAATCTCCATAAATTCCAAAGAAAATCCAGAAGAATTATTCAAAAAGATTGATGAAAAATTTAAGAAATATTTGAAAAAAGATGATACTTATTGGAGTTGGACGGAAATTCTTAAACAAATCGCCTTTAAATTAGATAAACCAAAACTCGCAGAAGTTCTTAAACCTATTGAAAAGAAAGATTTGAGACCAGCACAACCTATCGATTGGGTTTCTAATCCTACCGAATGGTTGTCAAATTTCGATATTCAAAAATGTCTCATTCAATATGAAAATACTCCTGAATATAGATATAAATTCCTCGGCGTTCATTCCATAGATTTCGGCATTCCACATAATCCCATCCATCTTAAAGAAATTCTTAAAAAAAATCCTGATATTACTTATGTGGGATTTATCACGAATTTATCAAGAGCAAGTGAAACAGGCACACATTGGACTTCCTCATTTTTTGTCCTCAATCCTTCTCTAAAATCCTATGGCGGTTATTATTATGATAGTATGACAGGAACTATTCCAAAAGACCTTCAACCTGTTTTTGATGATATTAAGAAACAAGCAGAAGAGATTTTCAAAAAACCATTCCCAATTAAGATAAATCAAAAAAGACATCAATTTAGTAATACGGAATGTGGTGTTTTCTCCATCGCATTTCAAACAAGATGGATTTCAACTTTAAAGAAGAATGGTGATGCGGATTTTGATGAGATTGTTAAATTCGAGGGATATAAGGATAAGATAATGAAGGGATTGCGTAATAAATTATTTAGACCAAATTTAAAATCACTTAAAAATTCTTAAATATTTATATAAAAATGGATTTTGAGGAATTATATAAAACCTCAATAAAAATGATGATGGATAAATATAATATCCCAAATTATTCTCGTGAAGATTTCTCAATCGTATATAAATCCCTTTATAATCAAAATCAACCACTCTCTTATGAATTAAATAAAGAAGTTTTAAAAAAAATTATTCATGAATATCAAAATCCCAATCCTATTAAAACAGATATTGATAGTCGTGTGAAGGAATTGGAGAATTTGAGGAATAATATTGATAAGCTTTCAAATATCCAATCATCATCAACATCCACACCCATAGAAAAAGAGGAACAACCTATTTCACAAATTCAAATAACAAATGAAGATAAACAAAAGACCTTCAAGTCATTTATCATTAATACAATTAAGAATAATTTCAAAATTACACCTTCAATTGATATTAAGATGAATTCTATTTTCCCTTGTTGTTTATGTCTACCGTCGAATATTAAAAACCAGACGCCATATGTGATATTATCTATTCACGATGGAATGAAGAATAATAATTATACCTATATTCCAGTCATTCATAATAAATGGGATATTTGGAAACCGATTACAAAGAATTATGATGAGATTAATTTAAATACGAATAAATGGATGATTAGTATTTATAATCATTTAAATAAATTGATTGAATTTGATGAATATTCGACGATTTATAATGTAATTTATGATAAAATTGGGGATTTGTATTCACTTAAAATAGATAATTTAAATCTATTTGAGAAAAATGATATAATTAAATTAATATTGAAGGATGGGACTACACGAGATAATATAGTCGTTGATAAAAAAGATGATAAGATTTTTATAAATACAGAAACTCTGGCATATAACGATTTTATAGATGCTAGATTATTTAATTATAATCAACAATTTTCATTATTATTCAAATATTATTCTAAATTATAATGACGAAGATTAATAAGAAGATTAGAACAATCATCGTTAGAATATCCAATTTCTTTTTCAATTTTATCTTTTGATTTTTGGATAGATATGTTGGGACTGGTTCATTATCCAAATTAACAATCAAGAGATAGATGATATATCCTATGATGATTTTTATAATCATATGGGAAAGAATTCCGGTGGAATTGATATGTAAATTACAATAATTAAAGATTATTCGTAATCTAAATAAATCTATATTCACAATAACGACAAATGCGAAGAGAACTGCGACATAACTTAATGAATAATAGATGATTGCTTCCTTGATAGATTTAACGAATTTATTATCAATAAATTTATAAGTGATATAAAGACCAGCGTATCTTAAAAAGAGGATGAGGAAAGCGAAGATTAATTTATCGACGAAGGTTATTTCAAGTTCTTTTTGAGGGTCAAGATTATTAACATCAACATTTTCATAGAAATTTGCTTTTGCTAATTCTTGATTTTTAGTCTTCTCATCTTTCGCATAATTATTTAAGATTTGTTCGAATAAAGTATCACCATTTTTATCAATAAATTTATCAACAATCAAATCTTTATCAACACTATTAGGAATATAAGTCGATACTTTCAATTTCTTATAATCCTTTTTAATATTATCAAATCTTTTTTTAATATCATTAAATCTATCTTCATAACCTACTTTCTGGTCTTTATCATCAAATTCAATTTTTTTATCTAATAAATCTTTGATATTTGGTTGATTTATTGGTTTTATTGGGTCTTTTCCTCCACCAAATTTTTTACCTCTTTCCTCACTTAATTCTGTTTCTTTTCTTTTTAATTCCTCTTGAAATTTATCAATTTCTTTTTTATAATCATTTATTCTATCATCATCTTTATTTATATCATTTACCTTTAATGCTTTTCTAGTAGCATCTTCAATTCTTTCTAGTTCTTTTTCTTTAAATTCTTTTTCTTTTTCTACTGATTTAATTTTATTTTCATAATTTTCAATATCCCCTCTTAATTTTCTTATTTTTGCCTGTATTTCGGTTATTTTTTCATTATGTATTTTAGTATCTTCCAGTTCAACATTTTTAAAATAAGTTGAACCTTCGCCTTCTTGTTTTTTGACATTTTCATTAATTAAATCATAATTCGCCAAAGCTTCTTTAATAATAACCAAGAAAATATCAAATTTCTTTTTATATATAGCAAGAAAATCTTCAATCTTCTTTAATAATGATACTTCATTATCTTCTTCTGGATAAAATTGAAGTAATAAATTATCAACTTCTCTACTTTTTCCTTTAAATTGTTTAATAGAAACTGATAAACTTGATTGTATTTCTTTAAATAATTTTAAAACATTCCCTAAATTTTTAGCTTTATCATTTAATTCCCCTTTTTTTTCCTTATTCTCATATTCTCGATATGAAAATTGTTTCACAACTTCATTTAAATTTCTAACATTATTAGCTATTTTATTTTTAACTTGTGTAATCTTTTTATTAAATTCTTTTTTATCTCCTTTATAATCAAGTTTTTCTAATAATGTTTGTGATTTATCTTCATCAGTTATATATATTTCTTCATAAATTTCAAAAAAATTGTTAAATACCTTCGTAAAATCTTCAAATAATTTATCCAAATTTAATTTGCTAAATTCTATATAAAATTCATTAAATTTCTCCAATTCTTTTAATATTTCTTTTGAATTATCACTTAAAGCAGTTGTAGCAACAAATTTAGTATCTTTCCCTTCATCTCTAAATTCTTGTTTCTTATTCTCCTTTAATTGTTCTTTCACTTTTCGAACATCAATATTAGGAACTTTAACTTCTCCTTCACCACCTTTAATTTCAAAACCAATCAATTTCATATATTCATATGCTTTAATATCTAAAACCTCATTCTCAATCTCTCTTATATTAATCTCTTGTTTTGATAAAAATCGTAAAGAAGGAATTATGAAGATATGGAAGATTTTAATAATATCTTCATTTAATTTTCCTTTGAAACAATTATTATAAATGATATTGAATGATTTATGATAAGTATTGATGATGTCTCTATTCATTTCATATGAAGTTGTATCGAAGAGTTTTTTAAGAAAAGAAGTATCAATTTTAATACTTGATGAGGTTTTAATGTCTTTAAAATTAATGACTTTATAAATGAATTTACTTTCAGTTTCCAAATTTAATTTAATTCTCATTAAGGATAATATGGATTTAAGGAAACTTATGAAATTAGTGGTTTTGAGGAAATTTCTATATTCAATCAAAGACTTATTATCTTTTTTATAATTAATTAAATTAACATATTCCTTTGTATTATTTTTAATTAAGAAATAAATTTGTATGAGAGAAAAGAAATTATGATGATTTATTTGACTAAATAATGATGAACTCAAATAAATTCCATAATTTATTAAGAATATGATACGAACTTTTTCGACATTTAAAATAGATAAATTGGTTAATTCTTGGGTTTTCATAAATTTATATGAATTATAATTAATGATGGTTCTTTGGAAATTATCGAAATCAATAGTAGAAATTAATTTAATAATCTCATAATTTAAATTAAATTTAAAAATAGATTTGGAATGAATATCGAAATTAAGATAATAATAATCTTTTCCTAATATCCTCAATAATTTCGATAATCCATTTTTCAACAATCTTTCATATATCTTCATTTGATTTTCATTCAAATTTATTTCTATCGTATTTGAATAATTATTGAATTTATATGGATGATTATCTATGTTTTTTATTAAAAATATTTTTTTATTAATATTGAGATTAATATCATCTTCTTTTGATAATAATTGAAGAACTATATAAGCATTCAAATCATTTATATTATTTATAGATATTGATTGGTCTTTGGTGAATATATATATGAAATGTATGAAATTATCTATTTCATTATCATATACATCAATATTTAATGATGTTGTTGGAATAAATATTAATTCATTCATTAAAAACTCATCCATTTCTTTATTAATTTCCATCGAAGTTTTACGAATTTTTATGATATTTCCATTTATATTTAATTTGAGATTAATATCATTTTTATTATAATTCTTATAGAAATCATAAATGAAATTGATATGAAGATATTTATGAATTGCTTCTGGGGTTTGACAAAGATTTTTAATGATTTTATCTGTATTATCAAATGTTTTCGTATAAATCTCATAAATCTCTTTCGTATCTTTATAAATATCGATGATGATTTTCTTAATACTTTCATTTAAATCATCATTAAATACATCAGTTTTGATGATTTCGAGGAGATTTGTGATAAGCTCATATTTATCTCTTTTATCAATATTATAAAACGCATAGATATTAATGATAAAATATAATTTATAAATATTTGTGATATTTTCATCATTTCCTTCCAAAGATAAATAACTATAATATAATTTAAATACATCATTTAATTCAATAAAATTCTTGAAACCACCTGTTAAATTTTCTTCATCTTCTTCATCATCATCAATTTTTACTGCTCCTGCTGGTGCTGGTGCTGGTGCTGGTGCTGCTCCTGCTGGTGCTACTCCTACTCCTGCTGGTGCTGGTGCTGGTGCTGGTGGTGGTGCTGCTCCTGCTGGTGCTACT